TATTCCGGTAACGAGCGTGAGCTTGGCCAATGGTTCTATGATAACTTGGCGAAATCGGATATCGAAAGCTTGGATGTGATTGAGCTTCACGAAGTAAGTAAATTTGGTCCGACTTCAATTCGTGATCCATATTCATTGCGAAGGGATGATGTGCATGACTACTTCTCTGCTAGGCTTTTGCTTGGTGGTGATGTTCGCACTATTATGCAGAGTAACAGTGAAAAGATGAAACGCTGGGTCTCCAAGGGTTCTCTCAATATGCTACCCTTACGAACTAGTTTTAGCGCAATGCCAAAGATTCAAATCTCGGACTTCCTCATTTTACTCGTAGTCATGAGTTAGTAGGGAGTTATCTTGAACGGGCTCTAGATAATGAGCGAACAGGATGGAAAACCGATATCTATCCTGCAGTTCTAGGCTGGAGGGGTCAACCTAATGGAAGTCTTACCCACATCAAGAATCGCGTTGTGTGGATGGAGGACCATATGGAAACGGTAGTTGGATTGTCTATTCAACAGCCAGTGTTAGATGCCCTACGCAATAGACCGGAATTTGCAGCTTGGAATGAGTTGTCCCGTGTCGATAGTGTGGTGACTGGAATGATAGACAAAGTCCGTGGCTCCGAGCTTATATCATCGAATGACTTTGGTGGTTTTGATCGCACTCTTGTAGGCGAGCTGATACATGAAGTCTTTGATGTCATTAGATGGTGGTTCAACAAGAGTGCTAGGACTAGGATTGATTGGCTTGAGAGACAGATCTTAACGGTCGGTCTGGTAACCCCGGAAGGAGTCATTTCTGGCAGGGATGGTGCTATGCCAAGTGGTAGTGCCTTAACAAATCTTGTCGATACGTTGGTTACTCTTTTACTCTTCGGAGCTGGAACGAGTTTAGGTGACGACTCGTTAAAGATTGTAGCTGATAGTGATGTGATTCCGGATTACTCAAAACTCTTAGCTGATCAAGCTGGTATGATTCTATCAGATTCGAAGGGATTGGTTGACAGAGATTTGCTCACTTTCTACAGAGACTTCATATGAGGCACTATCGGCGAAATGGTCTCTGGTCGGAGTGCGTAGCTTAGTGCGCACGATGAACGGTATGTGTCATTTGGAACGGCGCGTACCTGGGTTAAAGCCAGAATTCTTTGCAGCAAGGGCTATTATGCAATTGGAGAACTTAAAGTGGCATCCTCACTTCAAGAAGGCGGTGTTTTGGCTCTATGAACATGATAGATTTCTAAAGGCTAAAGTTGACCCTGTGACTATATTCAAACGCTCTGGTGGCGTTATCGCGGTTGAACAGGGTATGAAACTGGACGCTTTTAAATTTGGAGTTGAATTGCCGTCTAAAGGATTGGAACAATTCGAGACTGTAAAGGAGCTGAGAAAGCTTCAATCCTCTAGAAGTTTTAAATCATCTGCAGTAGCG